TTGGTCTTGTTGGAAGTTTTAATATCCTCGAGTCCATGAACAACGGTGCAATTCGTGGCAGTGCAACTATATTCGAATCATACGATATTCTCAACGAATTTCCTATTCGGGGCCAAGAGTTTATTAAAGTAACATATGCAGACTGGTTTGATAATGAAAGAACCGAATACTATTTTGTGTATGCAGTGGATAACGTATCTTATGGCGATGAAAAGAATCCAAGCTTTGTTCAATATACTCTAAACTTTACTTCTCCTTATAAGTTTCTGTCAGAAAATGCATATCTCCAAAGAGCTTACACCGAATCAATTGCTGGTACACAGCTTATTAGTGATTACGCAACTGACGCTTTTGATGAGTATTATCAACGACCAGTTCAAGAACTATTTGGCAAAAAGCTCAAGTTTTTGATTGCTGAAAAAACAACCAATCGCCAAAAACTTGTTATTCCAAAATATAGCCCAGAGGAAGCAATGAATATGTTCGTGAGAAACGCATATTCAGATGAGAATCCTCTTAATAACGGAATGACTCCTTCTCAAACGTTTAGATTCTTTGAAGCAAGAGATGCGTTCTTTTTTGCTACAAACGAATTTATGCAACAAAGGGCGATTACATCTGGAACTGATAATAGTTTAATTCAAAGACCAGTAATTGATTACAAACGCAATTATGCTGGGTCAATTAGTGCTGATTCACAATATTCTGCAATGACTGAAATACTTGATGTTAATTTTGGCACACGTGTGAATACAATCGATACGATTGCACAAGGTGGATATCGCAGAATAGTTTATGAATTCAACTTGCTTACAATGAATATTGATTCAAAATCGTATGATTATACCGAAGAAGAAAATCACGATCCCGATTTAAATCCTATTCATGATAAACTGTTTATTCGCGAAAAGATGTCCCGCGAAAAGGAATATCACGTTTTTAGAGATTGGTCCGGCCCCGGTGTCCCAGGCGGTGAAGGAATACGGCCAGATCCGCATTACTCAGATCTATACACAAAAAAGCTTGCACATTTCTATAACCACAATATGAATACACTGAATGTAACGGTGTACGGAAGAAACGACATTTTCGCTGGATCTTACATCAACATCACATTATATAAGCACGCATATCAAAAGACGACCGAGGAAGAAGAGCGTCTCAATGGTATGTATTTAGTCGAATCAGTTAACTCTGTATTTGATGGTAATGTTTTTAAGCAGCAACTTAAATTAACACGAGGCGGTATTAAGTTATCATGATAAGTGAAAGAGGTTTTAATCCACATTGGTTCATCGGAATAGTTGAACAGGTAGAAGCTGCTGGAGACGGTCGGCTGAAAGTAAGATGCTTTGGTTATCACCCTACAGATACTTCTCTTGATACAGTAACAACCGACGACTTGCCATGGGCGTATGTAGTCAATGGCAACTTCAATAGAATGTTTAACTGGCCAGAAAGAGGTACACTTGTTTTTGGATTCTTTATGGATGGAAGAGATGCTCAGCATCCATTTGTGATTGGATCGATTAGTGGCGGTCTGTACACTTCTCTTCCAAGAGACGTAACCGGTGTGACTCAAGACTTTGACACGACCCCAGTAACAAATACTACATACGATCCATGCGCAGCGTATGCGGATCTAAGAAATAGTGGTCTGAGCCATAATCACGCAATCGGCGCGCTTGTAAATATTCATAGAGAATCGGGATTCAACCCAGGTGTACTGGAGGTTGGCGGAGGAGGCGGTGTTGGATTGTTCCAATACACATTCCCATCACGCAAAGAAGCATTTATTGCGGCGGTTCCCGATTGGCAGACAAATCCAACCGGACAAGTCCGGTACGCGATCAATAGTGATCCTGAAGGCGTTAAGTTTGCTAACAGATCGTTTACGAGTGCGACCGAAGCAGCAAATTACTTCACTCGGTATTTTGAAAACCCAAGAGAAGACATTCAAGAACAATACATCAATGGCGGAGGCAACGCTGCATTGGTTTCATCATATGAAGCACAAATTGCGCAATGCTCGAGCGGCTCTGGCCAACAATAACGGAGATATATTATGGCAACGTATAACATAGCAGAAGATGCAAATCCGGCCGTACAACCAGGTGTAAGTGAAGTCATTAATAATTATGGCCGCACATCACTACCTGCTCAAATGAACGGAGAGGGCCTTGAGAGAACGCCGTATTTAAATGCCGTTGGTATGGCTAAGAAGGATGTTGTCATGCCTTCTGGAAACACCTGGAGTGAACCTGGAGTGCCATTCTCCGGCTCCACTCAAAGTACTGTGTGGCAAGCAAGATATGGCGGCAGCTATGTCGAGATTGGTGGTGGCTCGAATGCAGAATTTATTAACATCATTCACCAATCTGGAAGCCGTATCACCATCGCACAAGACGGATCAATCACGATTAGTTCTGCTGGTGACATCGTACTCACTTCAGACGATAACTCAATCGAAGTGTTTGACGGTGCGAAAGAAGGCATGTATAAAGCTGGATATACAATTGGCGTATCTGGTGGTAAGACTGTAATCAATAGTGCGTCAAGCATAGATCTGATCTCTGGACAAGACATCAACCTCCTAGCAGGTGGGGCGATTAATCTGAATTCTGGAAATGGTATTGATCTAGCAACATCAAGAATTGCATTGACTGCAAAGGTAGACACAATCGATCTTTACGCTGAAGGAAAGCTTTCGATTGAAAGTCTTACTGAGATGCACGTTAAGAGCGGTGAATCACTTAGCGTCACAAGTAAGAGCGCTGATATCTTAAGCTCAGAAGAAATGAATATTCAAGGCAAGGGACTTGGGCTTAGTGGAGGAGGATCGCCTATCGTTGTAGTTGGCTCGACCATCGACCTCAACTCACCAGGAAAGTCTGTTTCAGCTGCAGAAGCAAAACCTGCAAATAAAACAGCTCTTGGAGCACCTCCTGCATACGTTGTTGATTCACAACAACCTGTTACGTATTCGGCAGGTGGTATATCTGCCACCGATGTTGACGACTCAAATTAAAGGAAGAATAAATGTCTTGTAATACATTTGATTCTATCGGTTCAAAATTTTCTCCGCGTATACTTACTCCTGAGCAAGCACTTCAGCGAGTATTAAGCGTCGATCAACGCATATCGTACGACGGCGATGCATTAGCTCGTCATAACGTTTCGCTAATGGCGTCTTCATTAAATAATTTAATAGCGAAACTCCCAACAACATACCCGATTATTACTGCTCGACAATTAGTGGAGCCATTAACTCCGAGAGATTTTGCTGAATTTGTAGAATTTGCCGGATACACTGACAACGATATCTATCAAATTAGTTTACTTCCACTTCCTTCTCCACAAGTAATAACTGTGTTTGATATTATGGAGTATTATCTTGATCCGAATTTTGCGAAAAGAGCGACAGGAAATAGTTGTGCTGGCCTTGTAAATAAGCTGGCCCAAATTATTGGCTTTTTGTCTGCTGGTGCTAAGCTTATCAATGAACTGAAAAACTTTTCTCTTGCGGGCATAATCGCAAGATTAAATGCTTGGAAGTTAATGCTTCAAGAAATGGTTGATGAGTTGAAAGATAGAATACTTTCAATGATCAATAATTTTGTCGACCAAATTAAAGCTTATGCTTTTCAGATACAAGCAGCCTTTGGTAGATTTATGAAGAGAGTTGAAAGAGTAAAACAATTCTTATCGGATTTAAGTATTCAATCAATTAAAGATAAAATTGAAGAAATCATTGCAAAGGTTGCTGGTCAATTCGAAGAATTAACTCCTGAGGCGCTGGCTCATCTTTTAATGATAATTTGCCAACTTTCAGATAGTATTACATCATTTATGCAATCACCACTCGATTCTTTGAAGAGTATGTTTAACAACTTTGCTTTAGCTGAGTACGGTATTAAGCAGATGTCAAACGAGCGAACAGCAAAGTCAGTTGAAGCCGGTTTGCCAAGAATGGCGCCTGAAACTCCTCGACTTGTTACTGAGGAAGCTGCGCAAAGAAATGGTAAGCTTCGTGATCCAGTGATAAGCAACGATGAACGTACATTCCTCACTCAGTTATTCAATTCTACAAGCGGAAGTGTGAGTATTGGAGATGTTACGATTACGCACGCTGCTACTCCCGTCGCGGATCAACAGTCAGGCCGCGGTGGATGGACTTATGTTATTAACCATCATCCAATGCTTTATGTAATCGCATTCCGAATTGCGAGAGCAATCGGTAAACCTCTTACTATTAATAGCGCTTATCGATCACCTGAAAAGAATGCTGAACTCGCAAAGAGTACAAAAGGTGTTGCAAAGAATAGCTTTCATATGAGAGGTATGGCTCTTGATATTTCTGGCGCAAATTTAACTGCAGAAGAAAGAGCATTCCTTGTTAAGCTTGCAAGCAGAGAAGGTGTTGGCGGTATTGGTCATTACCCAAATAGTAATACAAAGTTCACACATATCGATCTAGCAAATACTCGTACTTGGGGCGGTGGCAATCCACAACTTATTGCTGCTGCAATTGCAGATCACGTATCAGGCGCTAATCCAAGATTTACTCCAGACGAAATTAATAAATTGCCATCTGGTCCAGCCATGGCACCAAGCAATGCTCAATAAATACTGAATAAAGGATAGGGTCATGGCAATTACACCACTTTCACGAAGAACAGAAACGTATTCTGACTTCTTTAAAGACATGACTCAAAGTCTTGTTAACGCAGATCTTGCTCGTAAGATAGACGAGAATTCAGTAAAAGAATCTATTCGCAATTTAATCCTTACAAATAGAGGTGAAAGATTATTTCAACCAGATGTTGGATGTGATATTCGCCAGCTATTGTTTGAAAACATTTCGGCTGATACGATCATAATAGCAAAAGAATTGATTCGTACTACCATCGAAAATTATGAGCCGAGATGTAGCATAATTGGAATAGACATACTGGCGTCGATTGATTCAAATGATGTTGGTATTATAATCACGTTTAATATAATAAATAGAGAAGAACCAGTAGTTCTCACACTCACACTCGATAGGGTAAGATAATGGCAGTCCAAACATCTATTACTGAATTAGATTTTTCTCAGATCAAAGATAATCTGAAAACCTTTTTGCAAGGGCAGGACCGCTTTAAAGACTACAACTTTGAAGGCTCAAACATGAACGTCTTACTTGACGTTCTAGCGTACAATACCTTTCAAAACAACTTTTATGCAAACATGGCAATTAATGAGATGTTTCTTGATTCTGCGCAATTGCGCGAGTCAGTTGTTTCTCACGCAAAAGGGCTTAACTATATTCCTCGCTCTCGTACCGGTGCAAGAGCTCGAGTGAACCTTACTCTTAGTGTAAATGATAACCCTTCATTCGTAACTATTCCTTCAAAGACGAAATTCACCGCTCAATGCGGATCAAAAACTTTTAATTTCTATAACACATCGGCCGTAACAATATATCCTTTGAATAATGCTTATTCTTATAGCAATCTTGAAATTATTGAAGGATCGTGGGTAAACGAATCATTTGAAGTCATAGGCGACTTAAATGAAAGATTTATCTTATCCAATGATACTGTTAATACTGGCACTGTAAGAGTGTACGTAAAAGAAAATAGTACTTCAACTACTTCTACCGAATATGTTTTAAGAAATTCAATTTTTGGTGTTGAAACTGACGCAAAAGTCTTTTACATACAAGCAGCAGAAGATAACAAGTACGAGATCATATTTGGTAAAGATAGCTTTGGTACACAACCGGTTTCTGGTAATGTACTGAATATCGAATATATGATTACAAACGCTGATGAAGCAAACGGTATCACAAGCTTTGCTATTCCTGAGAATATTCACGGATACCCAACCACAGTTACGCTTTCAGTTGGGTCTGAAGGTGGGGCTGAACGTGAATCGATTGAATCGATCAAGTACTACGCGCCTCGGTCGATTCAGGTTCAGGACAGAGCAGTAACAGCTTCCGACTACGAGGTGCTGCTTAAGACTCGTTATCCAGAAATTCAAGCGGTTTCTGTGTATGGAGGCGAAGAATTAAATCCTCCACGTTATGGCCGTGTTGTAATTGCAGTCGATGTTCAAGACGCTGATGGCGTATCAGAAAATAACAAGAGAACATATGCAGCATTCTTAAGAGAAAGATCACCAGTAAGTATTGAACCTTTGGTTATTTCTCCAGACTTTATGTATCTTTCCGTTAATACAACAGTCTACTTTAACACAAAAACAACTGCTCTTGGTGAAACAGATATTCGCTCAAAGGTAACTACAGCTCTTCAAAACTACAGTGACACATATTTGAACGACTTTAAGGTTCGCTTTAAACAGTCGAATCTTTCTTCTGCTATCGACGCAGCAGATCCAAATATACTTTCAAACGACATTGAAGTGTTACCAATCATTCCTCTGAATCCAGCGCTGAATGTTGCAAATAACTTTGATATATCATTTGGCAACGAGCTGATTCGAGATCAACATATTGAACCAGGCGAAGTGTATGCTACTCATAAGCCTGCAATTCGATCTTCTACGTTTACATATCGAGGAGCTTCGTGTCTTATTAAAGATAACGGCTTTGGCGTACTTAGAATTATTCGTCTACAAGGTGAATCGTTCGTCGTTGTTAACGGAAATATCGGAAGTGTCAATTACGATACCGGCAGAGTTATTATTCGAAACTTAAATGTAAGTTCATACATTGGCTCTGAGATTAAATTGTTTGGACGACCAGTTGCACAAACGATCACAGCTCCAAAGTCTCGCATTCTTTCCATCCGCGCAGATACATCTGATATTAACGTTAATGTAGTTGGAGTTAGCGATTAATGAATATGATTAACTTCACTAAGGATATCTCTCAATTAATTGAGACACAATTTCCTGATATTTATCGTGAAGAAGGCGAAGCATTAGTTGCTTTCACAAAAGCTTATTACGAGTTTTTAGAATCAGACAACCGCTACGCTTCTAAAATATCACGCCAAATGTTTGATATGCGCGATATTGATACGTCGATGGATGACTTTTTAAAATCATTCAAGGAAACATATTTAGCAGATTTTCCGTTTAAATTTAGAAATGATACTAAGTTTGCAATTAAGAATATTGTAAATTACTATCGCTCAAAAGGTTCAAAAGAATCTCTATCTCTTTTAATGAAGCTTTTATTTGAAGAAGATGTGAATGTATATTATCCAGGCGAAGACGTTCTTAAACCGTCTGATTCAGATTGGTATAAGCCTTCTTATCTTGAAGTAACCATTTCATCTCGCAATGCGTCGTTTCTTAATAAAGAAATCACTGGCGTAAGATCTGGTGCAAAGGCTTTTGTTGAAAGCATTGTTCGCAAAAGAATTAAAGGTAAGATCTTTGATGTATTTTATCTAAGTGGATTACGCGGAAATTTTAGAACCGGTGAAAGAGTAACTGACAACGGAGTCATCGCGAGATCTCCTCGAATCAAAGGATCGATGACTTCCCTCGAGGTTATTCTTGGGGGCCGGAATAACGCTGTTGGTGATGTTTTTAACGTTGTCACTGAAGAAGGTAAGCAAGGTCTTGTAAAAGTAACTGAGGTTGTTAGTGCAACTGGCCGAGTCGACTTTGAAATACTCGATGGAGGCTGGGGCTTTTCAACTGATGGCCTTACAGATGTTTATCTTTCTGATGCCATCTTGTTCGTTAATAACCCAACGCAGTCTTATCTTCAGTACGAAAAGGTATATCAGCCGATTGAAGTCATTAACATTCAAAGCGCCGGTGATATACTTTCAGCGAATGGTTTAATTGGAAAGTATATTGTTGGCAGAACAAGCTCAGGCACTCTTGTTGCAAACGGTATCATTGTTGCTACATCAAACACTATAACAGACGGATCTAATACTGTAGTTACTCAATCTGCTTCAAGTAATGGTATTATCAAAATCTTAACAAATTCGGGTACTTTTGCAGCCCAGCGTGCTCTTACTTTGAGTAGTAATAACATTGGATACTCTGTAGGCGAAACTATCACAGAAGAAAGTAAAAACATTATCGGTATCACTAATTTAACCGGTGTGTTTACAGATGGAGAAACGGTAAAGCAATCTATATATGAGACGTATGGTGTAGTTGTAGCAGGGCTAACCTCAACACTTACTCTTGGTAGCACCACTATAACAGTTACTTCTACAAGTAACTTAATAGCCGGCCAACCATTAACTCAAACAGCTGGAACTGGCGCGTTTAAATCGGGTACTCGCATTTCAAGTGTTCTTAGCGCTACACAGATCAAACTGAATAAGACTCCTTTGACTGCAGGATCAATTACATTTACAGCAAATCAATTTGATGTACTAACAAATTATTCGTTTGGTAATTACGTGGCGGCTGAATCGAATACTGGTTTTATTGTGCTCGAACCTTCTTGGGGCACTTTTAGTACAACCGCGAATACTATTCTCATTGGCGCAACAAGTTCTGCAGAAGCACTTCCAACTTCGGTTAATATTCCAAACACTTCGATTGGAGCTCGCGGTAGAGTCACAAGTGTTAACAACTCTTCGAATACAATAATAGTCGACGTGGTGTTTGGAGATTTTGATATTACTAAAAAAATTAAGGGTGACAAGTCAAACTTAATATATACGGTAAATACGAACGATGCTGCTGGTGCATTTACTGTATATCTAGAAGCAAACAATGACGCTAACGGTATTATTAGTCTAGCAAATACCGAGCATGTTGAAGGCATCATAATAGGGCAAAATACTACTTCCATCGGCGTTTACGGAAATACCTCTCCATTCTTTTATTCGAACACATACACATCTTACGTGTATACAAAGCGTGAAGATTTACTTTCTCCTCCTCGAGACTCAAATAACACTATTATAGAGATTCAAGCAGAAATTACAAGAATAGCTGGTGGTAGAGGCGCAAACTTTGAAATTGGAGCGCTATCTGATAAAGAAGAAAACGTCACAATATATAGTGATATCATTGGCGGTACAAACGTTGCAGGAGTTCCGTATACAGAAATTCAAATTAACGGTCAGAGCTCTGGCTTCGGTTTAGTAAGTGGTGTTGATATTACTAGTGGTGGCACCGGATACACTACCAACGATCGAATTGAATTTTTAGGTGGTGGATTTGCAAATGGCACTCCTACGAATCCAGCCGGAGCCTTCATTACATGTGATGGAAGTGGCACTATAACATCTATCACGGTTGACATACCCGGATCTGGATATTATCAAGCGCCA